TACAAGAAGAAGGATGGACAGGTTGGTATTCTAATTATTTTTTATCTAAACACTCAAACGCAGCTTGAAGAACATTTATTTTGTTACTAGCTTGTCTTAGTTTCTTTTTTGCGTTTTCATTTTTAGAATCTCTTATTTCTTCCAACTCAAACAACGCAAGTTTTAAAGCAAACAAATGATCTTCATTTTCAATATTTTTGAAAATAGCATTTACCAATGAAGGATAAAATTTTGTATTTAAATCTGCATTACCTAATATTAGTCCTTGTTTTTTAGCAATATTGACTATCGAGTCTTCAAACAACTTTTGCTCTGTTTTATTTTTTTGATAAGTTGACTCATGTAATTGATCAATATTCATATACTTTATAAGTGCTTGATATTGAGGATTATTTTCTTCGTATGGTATGATGGTTGTAAATACTGATTTTTTATCTTCAACTGTTGTTTGCACTTCTATATTTTTTCTTTCGTTATCTATAAAATATGCAGTTAAGAAATTGTCTTTTAAAAATTCTTCAGTTAACATTTTTGTTCTCCTTTATATATTCATACTAAGATTTATTTATACGTAAATAATAAGTATTCGCTGTTACTGCTGTTCCATCTGGAAATTCTTGTGCTCTATAGTCGTCTGTGTTTACATACAATTGTTGATAGTTACCAGAACCATTTAAAATAGTATCACCCATTCCAGAACCTCTTGTATTACCAGAACCAGATGTTCCTAAATTATAACTAATTGAATAGCCATCAGCAGATGAAGCTGCTGTATATCTTATCCATTCTTGTACTAATGAATTAAATGTAGCAGATGTAAACTGTTGAATGTTATTTGATGCGTTAACATAATATGGCAACGTAAAAGTAGGTGCTGAACCATTTACTCTATGTAAATAATAATTTGTAATTGTTGTTGGTTGATCCAGTGTTTCTGGAATACCACCAGCAGTATATAAACTTGTATCAGCTCTTGTATCTGTAAATATCGCTGTTGCTGAACCACTTACTTCAGTTGCACCAGCAACAGATGAAGAACTTGAAATAAAATAAGTTCCTGCTTGTTGTGTAGTTGTAGTTGCGGCTGTTAGTAAATCTATTGCTGGATGTAAAAAAGTATCTTTTACATCTTGTAAATTCATTGCTTGTATTTGACCACTTGCATTGTAGTATGATGGCCAAGTTTTACCTGTATCAGTTGTAGGTGTTACTGCTGCTGTAGTTTGATTAATTTTTGAATAACTTACTGTTACTGTACTAGGTTCTGCTGTTGTAGCTTCACTTGGGAATGCTGTTGTACTTGTTGAATAAGAACCAGCTTGTTTTCTTGTATCCGTAATTGTTCCTAGATTACCACCTGAACTAACTACTGATAATGCAACACTAGGATTCAATGAATATTGATAAATTACTTGATCTACTATCGAGTCAACCATTGAGGTTGACATCTCTCTTAAATTTCCACTTACTTCATATAAAGGTTTTCTAACTGCCATAATATCTCCATTATTTAATATTAATAAATCTATTTATAATATTTTATGCTCCTGCTCCATATATTGTTTTTACAACTGTACCTGATGAGTTTAAAATCTGTAGTGTAACAACGTTTTTAAGTTGATCTTGTCCTATTGCGTCATCAGCCATTTTAGCTTCTGATATTTGATTGTCAGCAATATCGTCTGTTGATATTGTACCATTTGCAATCATTGTACTTGTAACAACACCCGAACTTCCTGTGGTTATAATTGTACCAGTTTCATTTGGCAAAGTTATTGTTCTATCTGCTGTTGGATCTTGTGCTATTAAATTTATCTCATAAGTATCTGAAGTAGCACCTTCAAAATATAAACCTTCTTTAGTATAAATGTATCCTAACGTTTCTATATGTTTTGAACCAAAATATACAGATGCTCCTGAACTACTTATATTGTCAGCGGTTAATGTTCCAGTTACAGTTAAATTATCATCAACAGTAATTAAAGATGTGTCTGAAGAACTAATTGTATTGCCAGCAACTTGAATAGTTCCTAATGAATGTGTACCAGTTCCTTGTGCTGTAAATTCACCTGTAACAGTTACATCATTTGGCAATCCAATTGTTAAAATATCAGGACCACTAACCACAGCAGTAATTTGATTTGTTGTTCCATTAACAGTTAATGTTTCACCACCTCCAATAATTTGAGATGTTGAAGAACTGTCAGTAATTGTCCAACCTGCAGTAGATGTAGCAATACTAATGGTTTCATTCATAGCATCAACTAAATTAGTTGAACTAATAGCACCAGATAGATTTGCAATATCACCAAAATCATTAGCCGCTAAATCATTAAATTGCGTTCTAAACGTTTCTAGTGTATCGGTTACTGTTATATTTTTTACAGCCATTATTGTTTAACTACCTCTTTACCAGTTTCTATTATCTTAATGTTTTTCATCAACCACCTTTAATAATAATTGTTTAATTTCTGTTAATTCATTTTTTAATGTATTAATATCTCTAATCATTTCTCTCAATTTGTCACTTTCTTTATTTTTTTGAGTGACTCTTTGCATATATGCGAAATACCCTTTTCGATCAGAATTAACAATAGCTTGTGTTCTTGTATCTTTTATAAAACTTCTATCTTGTTCTATTACTTTTCTCATTACGTTGCCAATGCGATTGCTCTTAAATCTGTTACTCTTGGTGGATAAGCAGGATTAGTTCCTGTCATTACCATTTTAATTGCAAATGATGTAAACTCTCCAAGACCATCTACAGTAAATTTTTGTTCATTGTAACTTGTATTATATTCTGGACTATAAGGCGTTTGTGAACGACTTTCAGAATAATTAATTGTATCGTCTGCTAAACCTGTTGAATTAAAGTAAACATAAGGAATTTCATCAAAAGGTCTACTATCATCAACATGTCTAATTTTAAATAACATTTTAATATTAGATGTAGGATAATTGTTTGCACTTATTCTAACATCTAATGCTGTTGCTGGGTTATCTAATAAAATTTCTTTTGTAATATATTTTGCAGCTGCACTTCCGCCAGTTGCTGATGTTTCATCTACAAAATCTGTTGTGTTTGAATTATTAGGATCATCTAAACGATTTGTAATTAAAATCATATTTGCTCTAGCTAAATCAATAACAGGAGAAATATTTTCGTGTTGTGTTGACATTTCAAATTTATATGTTAGTGATTTATTTCCAGCAAAATGAGTTGTTTCATTTATAGGTGAAGCAACTTGTTGTTGTTCAGTTATATAAAAATTATCATTTGGAACAACTTCATTTTCGGTTTGAGCTACATAAGATGTTTCACTGCCGTGTATAGATTGTTTTGAAATTGTTGTAAGTCTATGTGTTACTGAAGTATCTCCAGGATGCATAAACCCTATTTGAGGTTGTACAACTTCAAATGCGATATTTCTTGTAGCAGTAACAGATGAGCCACCAACACTTCCTGTTGAAGTTGCTGAGTCACCAGATATTGTAATTGTATAACTATCTAAAGTTACATTTCCAATATCATGCGTACCATTGATAGCACTTCCTAAAATACCGTTATAGTCTGTACCATCAGTTAAACCAGCAATTGTAACTTTATCTGGTTTATCGTCATTCATACCGTGATTTGGGTGATTAATTTTTACAATAGAAGGATTTGAACCAAATGTTGATCCAGATCCTGCTGTTTTATTAGTTTCAATAGGATTATTTTCTAAAGTTTCAGCAGTTAAAGCTGAGTTATTAAATGTTACAGTACCAGTTGTGTTTGTTGTAAAGTTTGCTTTTTTTATTGAGAATTTAATGTCTTGTAGAGGTGACTCGTTTTGTCCACCTACGTTTTGTGATTTAAATAAAGAGCCAACTGCAGGTTGTTCCGAAACTCGTCTTGAGCCTCCAATAACTGTTTGTCCTAATTCAGAAACATATAAAACATATTTTGTACTATTTGCTGTTATACCAATAGCATAACTTATACCACCCTTTAAAAATACTGGTGAATCAAAAGTAAATGTTGTAGCTGTTGTACCATCAGTTGATGTGTTTACATCAGCGGCCGCTTTTGTGACTACACTAAATGGTAATATTTTTGAACCAGGTCTATCTCTATAAGTTTCTAATAGAGCAACATTAATAGGCTGAATCGTATCTTTTTCACTAAAATATAAGTCTAGTGATGTTACAAAACACCCTTCTTCTACCTGATTTACAAATGTTTGAGCTATTGCCATTATATTGTTCCTCTAGTTTTATTTATTCTATTTTTTTTTATTTTTCCAATCACACGACAAATTGGTTTACCTATATTGTGTAATAGACTTCCAATAATTGTTTTCTCACCCGCAAGATATTTTGCCCAATGTGGAACTAAATGTTTTGTAAAGAAGAACGCAATTTTACCAATTTTTGTATTTGATTTCATTTCTTCAATTAATGGATAAGCCCAAGCGTGATAACCTATCATCAATTCTGGATCATTTAACATAGCCCATTTACCATATTCTTCGTCAAGTTCCCATAATCGTTTATCTAATAATCCAAGTTCATAGATATAATCACAAAGAACCTTACCACCAGAAGAGCCTTTATTGTGTACTACATATCCGTCAGCGATGTATGAATTATCATTTGAAACATTAAAGTTATATAAAGGCAATTGAGGATTGTTGATTACTTTTGAATTAATACTAGTAATTTCAACTAAACCATTGTTTGTTACAAGTTTATCACCAACTTTTAATTCACCTTTTAATTGTTCATAAAGTTCTACACCATCACGTTCTTTTGTTTTTTCTGGTTTAATAGATTTCCAACCTTCTTCTGTCATAAATGGGTGTTCAGAAGTAAAGAAGTAATGTTCATTATCATTAAATGAGTATAATTTTCTTTCAGCCAATAAAGTAGGATCTAATTTAATAACTGTGTTTTCTTCTTTGTATCCTTTTACTTTATCGCCAACTACAACATCTTCAATATTTTTAAATGTGCCATCAGCCATTGAAACTTTAGTACCTGCTATGAAACAACTACCACCAATACCAGCTTTATTATCTTTTATAGCTTGAGCAGTTTTTGCTCTTTCTGCATTTCTTTCTTTTAAATCTGAATAAGTTCTAACATTTGGATCATTATCATCTGGATCTATCCTATCTGGAAGACCATCTTTATCTCTATCTTCCCATCCACCACTATCATTATTATCTGTTCCTCTATTTGAACCAGAAGATGAACCACCTGAAGAATAAGTTGTTGATGAAGTAATTTCTCTTACAGAATTTTCTTCTAATAGTTTTGTTTCTATAACATCTGGAACACGAGTTGCATAAACTGTTTCTTGTTCTGTTACTAACAATCCTTGTGCTCTATATTTTGTAGAAGCAAATGATTCATTATTTCTACCTGTTCTAAAGTTTGACTGTGAGTCTGTAATTTTAAATACTCTTTCTCCACATCTCCATTTTGGATTACCACTTACAGATGGATTTGGAATAGCAAATGTTCCTGAAAGTGAACCATTAGCATCAGATGTTAATTGTCCACCTAAAGAACCTCCAGTAGGTGTTACATATGAATCAACATCTACATCTTCAAAATAAGCATAATGTTTAGATAAAGGTTTTAACCCCGTTACTGTAAATGAAATTGTTTTAGACCTGATATAGGGTACATAAGATAAATCAACAAGTCTTTCTCCAAATGATTGTTGAACTACTTGTGATGATAATTCTCTCTTTAATCCTGAACGTGTAGCACTACCTGTTCTTCCTTCTTTAACAGTTGTTTGATTACCACTATGTGTTTTTTCTATAAATGTTCCTGTCCAGTTATTTTGCCATTCATTCCATACTGTTCCTGTTCGGTGAGATGGATTTGGAATATCTTTGATACTATTATAAAGTAAATCATTATTTACAACTAAATCTGGAGATGTTTTTGTATCTTTCCATTCATCAAATTCAGGTGTGATTTTCATATTTCCAACATATGTAAAAACATTAAATGGATTTACATTTACTGTTGTTGTAGCACTTAAATTAGAAACCAATTCTACTTCCGTGTAAGGTAAGGTAATTAAGTCACCTGTTTTTTGATAACCAGCAGCTGTTCTAGCTGTATCATTTGTTGCTGTTTCTATCAAAGAAACTTGATCTGTAAAACATCTTGGTCTTACAACACCATTTTCTAAATCCATAGAACATTGATAATCTGAATTTGTAGTATCTCCTACATTATGACCTTTAAAAGTATCTACTAAAAATCCATTTTTAAATCTGTTAAAACCATTAGCGTCTTGTATTTCTAAATTTAATGTTTCTTGTTCTAATAAAGATAAACTTGTATAATACTCTAAATTTTTAATTCTACTTTCTAACTTACCAATATCTCTCATTGTATATCTTCTATTATCTACAGGAATGACTGTAACATCACTTGTACTAAAAGTATATGCAGGTAATCTCAAATAACATAGAATAATAGAGTTATCAATTGTATCAGGTCTTTGAGGATCAACAGCCGAAGCACCTCTTGCTTGTTTAAACTGGCCACTTGTTGTCATATAGATTGCATCTATACGAGAGAGATAAAATTCAAAATCTGCTCTAAAATTTGATCCTGGTTTTGGAATATCTACTGAAACAGCATTCGTACCAGTAAAGTTTTTAGCACCTGTTGCATCTTTATCATTGTATCCTATAACATTACTATCATCTGCAACTCTTGGTCTAAAATCAACACACTCTCTTAACTCTAATGTTTCTCCTTTATTTTCAGATTTAAATGTAGGAATATTTGTATAATCAATCGCATAACTATCTACACTAAAATAATCTCCAGCGCCGTGTGTAAAGTAATCAAAATTAATTAATAATTGTCCAGTAGGTACTTGAGAACCTGACTTTAATTTAAGTCTACCTAAATCATAAAAATTATCTCTTTGACCATTGTCCAAATCAAATCTATCAGTTATGTTTGTATGTGAAGTAGTAGCAGCAGTTGCAAAATCTGGAGACATATAAACAGAATTTAATTGATAAATGTCTGCCTTACCTAAAGATATTATTGAATTTGTTGCTGTTGCTTCTGTTGTAATACTTGTTGTAGCGCCTGAAACTAAAGTTTTTAATTTTTCTACTGCAACATTTCTAACTATTGTTGCTGTAAATTTAACTTCAGAGTTTCCATAGTTTGAACCCAAGTCAATAGTTAACTGATTTGAATTACCTGATAATGAAAATATTGTATTACCTTCGTGGTTATTTCCTGATAAAGAAGTTATTTCACCAACTTCACCTGATGATGAACCTGCAGTTATATGCATTAACGCATAATCTCCTGAAGATAACGAAGCAAAAGTTTCATTTGAACCTGCATTAAAAATACCAATACCATCACCTGTTAGAGTCGTAACAAATTGTCTTCTAACGGTAAATGATGTGTCAGTTAATCCGTTGTTTGTAGCAGTTTTTAAAGTTTTAATAACTTTTTCTGGTAATTTATAAACTAAAGTATTGTTTGTTGTTTCTTGTAATTTTGTTCTTCTTCTTTCAACTGGTGAGGCCGTTGTAACATCAGAACCACCTACAGCGGCAGATAATGTTAAACTTGTATCACTTACAATTGCTAATACAGTAGCAGTTAATTCTTCTCCAGTATTATCAGTAAATACAATTGTGTCCCCACTTATTAATTCTGTTGTAAATTTTGTTCCTTGACCAATAACATCAGCACTACTATTTGCTACACTAATAGTTCCTGTTAAAGTATATTGTGAATCATCTGTTGAAGATGTTGCATTACTTGTTAATACTGTATCTGCTGTAAACGCTGGTGTATTAGCTTGATAAATTTGTTTTACATTTTTAAAATCATATACAATAACAGATTTAAAATAATTTGTATCTGTAGTTATGACTGCTGTATTACTTGAAGTAGCACCTGTAATTGTATCACCAGCAGTAAAAGTTCCACTTTTGTTTGATATAACTACGATACCATTTTGAGCTGTTCCACCTGAAGTGTAACCACTAAATCCTGAAGTATCAGTAGCAATTGTAAATTCGCTAGCACCTGTAACAATAATTTCATATGTGTTACCATTTACTTCAGTCATACCACCAACGCTGTCAAAAGTAACATTTTGTCCTGTTGATAAATTGTGTGATGATGATGTTGTAACAGTTAATAAAACTGCTGATGTTGCCACCATATTTGAAATAGCAGCTGTAACTGAAGTCGAAGCGGCCTCTACAATACCACTTGCGCCTGATACATTTGTTACAGTTTCACCTGTTGTAAGTGAATGTGCTAATTTTGTTCTTAAATGTGTAAATGCTGTAATATTAAATAAACCTAATTTATAATTTGATGTAGTATTAGATGATGACGCACCAACTGTACCTGAATTGTATTCAAAAAATCTAGGATGTGCTACACCTATTTGATGTATGTCAGTACCTACGCCACTATTTGCTGAACCACGTGAAGAAGTCGCTTCTTTATATAAAGATACTTCTTTATAAGCTTCTGTATCACCAGCAACTGTATCTACATCTGGCGATCCATAAATGTTTGAAACTTCTACAAAATTACCTAACGCTAATCCAGTTGTAGAATTATTAACTGTTTTAAAATCTCTGGACTTATCTATTGTAACATATTTTGTAGCTATAGTTTCTAACTCATAACCTTGAACATATGCTTTACCTGATCCTAATCCAATAGCTAATCTTGCTTTTGATTCTTCAGCTGTTAAATCAAATTCGTAACGTGGATCTAATACTGTTCCTACTCTTGTTGTATCTGGTCTATAAATACCTCTTTCATATTGAGATATAGTTGAGTCAAAATGATGTTCTCTTACATCAATGTCAAAATTTCTTACAACATAGTTTCCTGATTCATCAAATGTTCTACGAGCAAGTGTGTCAGCAATTAAACTATAATCTGTTTTTATAACTTTTGTAATTAAGTTACCATTATCAATTCTTAATAATTCTATAAAGTCATCATCTTCAGTAGATGTTAAATCTTTTTTAGCAAGTGTTAATGTAATTTTAAATCTATGAGCGCCTGGTGCATTTACATTTGAAGAACCTTGAGCGTTATCATTTAAAGAGGTATCATCTGAAGGTGTAATTAAACTTTCTGTAATTGTAAATCCAACTTTAAAACTAGGGTTTACAAAATAAGGTTCTAATATTATTGTTTGTGCTTCATTTTGTACAAAAAATCCATTTACATAATAAATTCCAGCTTCTACTCTCACAGCAGATCCAGTTCCTACTGCATTTGAGTCAATAGGTAATGCTACTCCATTTGTACCTACTGTAGCAGTTTCACCACCATCTCCTGTTAAAGTTTCTGTACTAACAAATCTATTAATAACTCCAGCACTAGCACCTGTACTTGCTGTTTTTGTATAGTTGACAAATATTGTTGCGGCTTCTGTATCAGTAGCAGCAGTTGCATTTATAACTTCAGCAACTACACCATTCGTGTCACCTGTAAAAATTGTACCAATTAAATCAGATACATTTGAAGTTGAAAATGTTGAAAGTTTAACGAAATGATAAGTGTTTATATATTGTATTTCACCAGGAATAACTTGAGCGCCATCTTTAAATATGTGATCTCCAAATCTTTTAATTTGATTTTGAAGTATTGATTGTACTTGAGTTAATTCTCTTGCTTGAACAGCAAATCCAGGACGAAATAAAATTTTATGAAATCTTTTTGACTCTAAATAATCATCAAAGTACGGACTAATATTAAAATCAGTTTTTGTGGCCATTTCTATCCCTATGTATGTTAAAATTCTATAATCAGTTTAATATTTTCTGTTTGATCTACAGCTCTTGATATTGGTGTTCTATTTTCAACATATAAAACATCTCCTGTATCGTGGTCGATTTCAGGTACAGAATATCCTGAAGCAAAAATAACATTATTAACTGGTGATGAAGCAGATGTGTCGGGTGTGCCTGTTGCACTTGAACTTTGTCCTGTAATTACGTTTGCACCAGAAAAATCAATTAAATTACCGTTACTGTCAATACCAGCATCACTATGTCTTGTCTGAATGTAATATAAAATATTATTTGTTGAATCCCATTCTACAACTTTACCAACAGCACCTGTTGTTGCTTGATTAATTTCTTCATCAACTGTAAATGTACCTGGTGTTGGTGAAGCAGCAATTTTAATTGCCTTTGTTAATCTGGCTGTTGTTGATGTTACAGCAGAAGAATTTTTTGTAGGATCTCTTAACAAAACAATTTTTCTAAAATCGTTTACAGCAGAAAAGTCTCCTGTATTTGCAGATTCACTACCTTCTAATGAAGTATTTAACATCACAAAGAAACCACCCAATTCTTCTAAAGCATTTGCACCATGTCCACCTTTTGGAGGAATGATTACATCTAATTCAGCGCCAGATAAACCTGTAGCACCAGCGGCAACAATTTGAGCATTACTTACTGTTGCAAATGTATAATTTACACCAGCAGTTGTTACGGTTACTGAAGATACTAAACCACCCGAAACTACAACTTCGCATAGTCCGCCTGATCCATCACCTCTTATTGGAATATTTGAAAATGTTCCGTTTGTACCACCCGAACCAGCAGATTTGATTTTAATAATATCTATTGCACCATTAATAGCATTAGATATTACGTTTAAATGATCTGTTCCTGCATTTGCATTTGTAGGAATTGCCATAAAATCTGTTGATAGAAAATTAGATTGTTGAGCAGCAGATAAGGTATACATATATTTCCATATGTAACCGTCTGTAGTTGTAATAGGAGTTGTCGATACTCCAGTAGGTTCATCATTGACTGTTGCACCATTATTATTATCTAAACACTTATAAACGTTTCTATCTGACGACAAAACATAAAAAGTAGAATCGAATAAAGTAATTGCACCACTAGTAGATGTTATTCTAGTTGAAGTAGAACCAGTTGTATATTCTCCATAATCATGTCTGTAAATATCGTAAACTGTACCAGATGTCCAGTTTCTTCTTGGAATTACAAAAGAAATATCTGATCCTGTAATTCTTTTAGCCGCAGTTAATTCATCAAATGTATAAAATTCATTAACTACTGTATCACCAGGAGTTGTAGGATTTGAATCTGTACCCTCATAATCAGTACGTCCATCAGCTCTAGTTAAGGTACCCCAAGCCTGAGGTCTTCCAATACCTAGATAGTATATGTTATTTGCGGGTTCTGAGAAAGACTCATGAAATTGTTCCGCATTATTTAATCTAAACTTATTTGTTATAATTGCTGGCATAATTTTTCTCTATATTGTATATTTATACACTTTCTTTTAATGTTTTAAATTAAGTTCCTGTTCCATATAATGATTTTAAGACACTTCCGGATGAGTCTAAAATTTGTAAATTTACAGCACCATTCAGTTGAGTTGAGGTAATTCCACCATTTTTAACTTGCAATACTCCTGAATTGACATTGATTGTATTATCATCATAATCTACAGAAAAAATTGTTCCTGTAATATCTATACCATCACCACCTGTAAAAGCTGGTAATGTTGAAATTTGGGAGAAATTGATATTTGTAGTACCAAAAGTAATCGTACCTTCAGTATTCATTACATACAATTCACCAGCACCAGTGTTACCTTCACTCACAAAGAAAGCATCACCTTCTCCTAAAGCATCAGGATCAGAAACACCATAACTATCAGCATCAGTTGCTCTTGTAAGTACCCAAGCAGTTGCTCCATCACCAACAGTTGTTACTGTGTAAATACCATTATGAGCAGCGTTAGTTTGATTGTAAACTAAAACTCTATCGTTTGTACTTAGAGTAATACCGTCTATAATTATAGCTGTTAAAGTTCCATTGTTTGTTAACGTTGCACCTACACCTGAAGTACCGTTATTATAAGTTGCGTTTAGATTTGTTATAGCTTCTACTCTTACAGGATCATGGTAATGAATACCAGCAGAAGCAATTGTATCAACATAAGTTTTAATTGCTTTTGCTGAAGCAAGAGTATTATGTAATGATGAAACTGTAGTTAAATCAGTATCTAAAACACCAGACGCTAAGTCAGCAACTTCTATATTTGAAATTGAGTTACCAGTGCCATTTGCGTCAAATGTTTTATTTGTAAATGATATTGTAGAACTTGCTAAATCACTTATTTGTGATGAAGTTATAGATAAAGCAGCTTCGTGTTGTGTTACTGAACTTTGAGTTATGTTAACATCAGGCACATCTGCCCAAGTAACAGATGATGTTAAATCATTTGTTTCTGAAACTGAAGTTATATAGCCAGTATCATTTGTCCATTGTGATATATTTCCTGACTTGTTTGTTAAAGTATGTGTAGATGATGCTGTTAGTACATCTGAATTTAATGTTGTACCATCACCTATTGCTGTATAAATTTCATTGAAATTATCATTAATTAGATCACCAGCATCACGTAATGTTGAACCTGTACCATCATTTTGTATAGTTCCGATATTTATTGTTTGTTTTGTCATAACTCTCTCTTACTATTTATATACTATCCAGCATCCATTGTATTATTAGTGTTATCAAATGTTATGGAAGTTTGATCCATTGTTGATTGTGAAATAACACCAACCTGAGCAGGTATAGTAAAATTTGTTTTAAGTTTTCTTCCATCTTCATTGGAAGTCATTAAAAAGATTGCGTTTGAACCGTCTAAAGATGTTCTAGTTCCTTGAACTTTAATATCATTTAATATTTGAAAAGTAATACCACTACTACTAAAAGAATTGTTTGCAGTAACTCCAAATGCAGTATTAGCAAATTTATTTAAAACACCAAATCTTGGTCCAGCGTATGCAAATCCTTGTCTTACATTTACTAAGTCACCCAATGAATTAGATAAATTTCTTCTCACTCTACTTACATAATCTATATTTATAGGTTGTGTTTTTAAGGTAACATCTCTTGTTGTTTTATCAAATGGAGTAATAGTACTAGTATCAAAATCTGCTGATACAGCTAATTCAGGATTTGTTCTTAAAGTTGTTCCATCAGTTTCAGTTCCTAATCTTCTTCCTACAATTGTAGAATATAATTTTGTTAAAATATTTCTTAGAATTTCTGTAATTCCAGAATTAATTCCAGTAATTCTCTTAATTTGTAAATTTAATCTACTTGTTAAATCAACTTGTCCTGTAAAATAAAAACCAGCGGTGTGCATTGTCTTTTTAAAAGAATTACGCCAACTATTAATTGATTGACCAACTTTTAATACATAAGAAAAGTCCTGATAGTATAAACTATCTTGTATCTTCATTGTTTGTTCAGAAACAAATCCATCTTCGTTTAAAAACTTACCGTCTGTATCACCTACAGAAACAATGTTTACGCTAATATTTGCAACATCTAATTTGTTTAAAACTGAACTACCGCCACTTGAAGATGTTATAGTTTCTTCAATCGAAAAATTACCTGTTACATTTTTAAGTTTTAATAAATTTCTATCACTATCATAGTTAACTATTGTTCCCGTAGTACCTGAAGAACTACCTGTAACTGTGTCATTTATGTTAAAATTTCCTGTTACTGTAGTTAAAATTAAATTTTGATAAAAACTTAAAGTAGGAGGTGATGGAGAATTTTCATAACCTTCTCCTAATTCATTTGTTTTTATTCCTATAATTCTTCCTATTTCAGATCCATAAGTTAATAATTTTGCACCTACACCAGATGAAGATGTAATCGATACTAGAGGTAAAGAAATATATCCAGAACCAGAATTTGTTATATAAACATCTGTAATATCTCCTACACCAGTTCCTTCTTCTTGTACTATTTTATTTCCTGAATATGTATCATCACTTGTAGTTTCATCTTCTAATACAATATGATCTTCTGTTGTTGATGTTGAAGTTTCTTGCGTAAACCCACCATTGACAACTGAAACAAATCCAGATGCATTAACTCCTTGAGTTCCTATATTATTAAAAACTAAATTATCACCCATAGAATAATCTAAACCACTGTCATCAACAATTATTTCAGTAATACCTCCAGAACCAATATCATTTATAGAAAATCTAGCACCAGTCCCTCCTCCATTTACAGAAATTAAATCTGTATATGAGTAAAGATTACCATCATTAATTGTTGTTTTTGTTCCGGGTATACCTGTAATATTTGCTTTAATAAAATAATCGTCTGTGTCTGAAAATGTTCCTCTAATTTCTTCACCTATAGAAAATGTTCCATCATAAGAACCATCATTAATAACAAATTCAGAAATTATTTGATTACCTAAAATAAGTTTTTTTACTGATTCAACAATAGCAGTTGCACCTGAAGTTTGGCCTGTAATAGTACGACCTACTAAATTAATTGTATTACCAGTCGTTGATATAGCTCTTAAAACTTTTTGTGTGTCCCATTGTCCGTCAGAAACACGTAACATTTGTTCTCTAGGATAAAATATTTCAGAATCTTCGTTAAATAGTAATCTAAAAAATAATTCGTGGCCTCTATTAGTACCTTTTGCTTTATAAAGTGATTTTACATTTTTAATAAGGTTTCTTTTATTAACACCAGCATTTAAATTTTCTGGTAATGTATTTAAAAATTCATTTCTAAATTTTGTTAAAAAGTTTGAAATAACTTTATCGGGATCTCTAAAGTTTAATAATTCTTGTATATTAGTTACAGGATTTGGACTGTAGTTATTAATAACAGCGCTTGCGTTTGAAGAAGCACCTAATACTGTTTCGCCTATAATAAATTTATCTTGTGCTGAAATAAACAAGCGGCCATTATTTAAATCTTCAGCAAGAACTGTAGTCGTAGCGCCTGAAGTTTGACCTGTGATAGTTTCACCTCTTGTAAATTTACCAAAGGCTGAACTTTCTAAAATGATTTTATCACCAGCGTCTAATTGTGTTCTATCAGAATCAATACGAGAACCATCTAATAACAAAGCATTTGTTTGTGCTGTTTCTGTTTCTAATTGAATACCGTCTGTAGTTTGTACCGAAGTTACATCTAACTCGGCAGATTCCATAAAAGTGTAATATGTTTTTACAAACTCTAAAAATTTAGGGTGTTGTTCAACAACGAACTCTGGAGCCTGACTATTAATCAGTTTTGATATTTTGTCTTTAAAAGTTGCCATTAGTAATTAGATGTTACTGTGTAACCTACACCAGCGTCAGCGGAACCTCCAACAAAGGTATCTGCCTCTACTGTGATTGTTGAATTTGCTGTATCTATTTCTAAAATCTGATCTCTTACAGGAACAATATCATAAGAAGCAGGCTCAACTGTAACCTCTATTACAGACGAAGCAGAACCTCTAATATTTTCTATTGAAGCAATATCTAAAGAGTTAATTGTAATTTGACCTGTTGTATAGTCAACAGTACCTTGTGTATTATTTACATATGTTCTAATTCCAGAAACAAGATAATATCTTCTTACATTACCTTGTCCATCATCATCAAGGTAATAAACATTTGTTGTATCACCTGTCACTTTAAATCCTGATGTAGTGATTACACCACCTGTACCAGATTTGTGACCTGTATGTGGATTAAAAATACCGTTTCTGAAATAAATGTCATATCTTGTGGATGATCCAATAGTCGGTGTAAGAGTTTTTCTAATTTTTAAACTTGTGACATTTGATAAAATACTTGTATCAGCATCATCTATTAAACCTGTAATTTTTGAATGTCTAAACACACCATCAAATTTTTGTAATGTGTCTTTATTGTAATTTGAAATAGCAGTTAAAACTTCAGACTCTAAAGTGTCAGCTGTTTTGGTAGTTGCCTTTTCATCATACTTTATGTTTGATGTTAAAAGTATTTTTGTAATTTCTGGATCAACAATTTCTGGTCTTACAGAAGCCACATTGAATTTTTTTAATTGTGTTACAATAGATTGTTTAGTTGCGTCTGTTAAAGTAGAACCTGAAGCGGCCTTAATAGCAATTTTTACAACACCATAAATTGGCGTTTCATCATCTTCGCCACCCCAAGCTGAAACTGATTGAGCATTAGGATACAATTCTTGTACAAGTGTTTCATAATCACCTGTTGTAACTGCTCTATCTTGTCTAGCATATTGTAAAGGAGCATTAAATCGAATTGACTCTTTACTTTGTGGTTCAGCACCACCTTGAGCACTTGAAACTGTAGTAATTGTAACGTCTGAAAAAGTTTCAATAGCACCTGACAAAGCAAAAGTTGAAGCACCATTAGCTTCAGTTTTATTTGTAACAATATATTCTAATATTACAATATTACCATCACTTAATGCTCGGCCTATAACACCATCTCCAAAATAAACTTCAAACTTACCATCTTCAACTTCTTGTAAAAAATAAACTCTACTTGTTGAATCTAAACTTGTAAAACCTGTAGCTAAAGTATATGTCGCTGTTGTTGAATCAGATGATGAGTTTTGAATTTGTACTTTTAAAGTTGTTGTGTCTGCTCTATTACTAGGTATTATAAAACTCTGGTCAGGATCGGATGTATTAACTGTGTATCTGTAAGTTACTAAAGTACCTTCAAAAACAGGAATATTAGAAAACTGATAAACACCATTTGTGGGCGTTAGTGTGTGAGAAGCATTAGTAACAAATTGATAAGAAGTATCGTTTACACTTGTTGTAAAAACTGTTCCTTTGGCCATTGTAATGGAATCGCCTGAAGCATTATTGACTAAAATATTTAATGAAGCTGAAGGAGCTTTTGCTGAAGTAGGAGTGTAACCTAACATCTTTGCTAATGACACAATATTTTTTCGAATGTCGGCACTATCTAAGTACATTTCATTTGCTAACATATTAGCATTAAAACCTAGATAATGTGTATTGTAAGCTAATAAATCTAAAAGTATGGAAAAACCTGATCCTTCAAAATCATAGTCCTGAAATTCTGATTGTGATTGTAAAAATGTTTTTAAATTTTGTTTTACTAAATCAAAATCTAAATCTGAAACTGTTAATTTATTACTTGCCATTTTATCTTAATCTTTCTAAAAATGTTGTTACAACAACTGGTTCGTTTGTAGCCACTACATAAAAGTAAATAGAAACTTTTAATCTATTTTTATCAGGTTCATCATCCACAGTTACATTTTGTAATGAAGCTCTAGGTTCATAGTTTTTAATAATTTCTTCAATTTTTCTTTTTAAAAATATACCTGTTATAGGTGTAAAATTTTCAAAAAGTAGACCTCTAACTCCACTACCCAATTCTGGATGAAAAGGCCTCTCATAAAAATTAGTTTGTATCAAATTTTTAACACTTCTTTTTACAGCGTCAACATCTTCAACTTTAGGTATATCATTTGTAACAGGATTTCTTGTAAAGTTTAAATCCAAATCTGAATAGATTTTGTTACTTCTTTTACTCTTATTTGTGCTTGAAGCGTCATAACTTGCCATAGTAGTAATATTTATACACTATCCAGCGAAAACATTTGAAGAACCTTCAGCCACACTAGTACAACCAGATATAGCGTCACCAACTCTTCCACAACCTTTACCGTTGATAAAAACAGTAGTTGAACCTACAGCAATAGGTGCTGTATGAGGTGGGCACACAGCTGCTGGTAATAAATGTGATGTGTTATTATCACCTTGACGTGAAACAGGAATACTATTTACTCTTACGTTTGGAGATCCTTCAGCTCTTGTCATTCCTGAACAATGAGCCACATCTGCATCACCTATTCTAGTTACCGCTGGCACGTGTCATTAACTCCTTTAAATAATCATCAAACTTTGACATTTGATTATGTTGTTCTTCGGTATGTGGTTCAGGTGGATAATCAGGTTTAAATGATATTACGTGTTCAAAACTACTTGGTATATCATTAAACTTATTATATTTCTCTAATTTGCCATTTCTTCTTATGACAAACTCACCTGTTAACATTATTTACCTTGTTTGTTATAAACTTTAAATGAACGTTTTTTATGTTTGTTCATTGAACTTTTTTTAACTTTTTTACTTGTGCCTTGTGAAGTCTTTTTAGGCATTCTTTCGTGTTTTACAAAACCTTTTGATAATTTCGCCATTATTTACCTAATTTCTTTTTTCTTCCAAGAGGTAATTGAATTGAACTTACAACCTTTTTGCCTTTTTTACTAATATACTCAAATCCAACAAGTTGATTTTTAAATTTTTCTTGTATAGACTTTACGGCCTTCTTAAAACTTGTATTTTCGTTTTTTTCTTCTTGTCCTTTGTCGTTCCAAAATAAGAACTCTCTCATTTTTGCCATTTTTATACTCCATTAAACGAATCATAATCCATTGAATCGTATGTTACTTCATTTTCATCAAAATCATTATTTTTTTCGTGTCGGCAATAACTACAACACAAAATTTCACCGTTTCCATCATAATTTTTCATACAATGGCCGCCACAATGGCAATCGTGCCCACAATTTTGACATTTCTGAATTTTTTTTGTCATTATTAATATTTATCTTAAAAATTACAGCTTATTTCTGCTTTCGGTTTTCCGTTTTTTAATAAATCTCTAATTTTTTCTTCGGTATTTTCTTTTTTTTCTTGTGATTCGTCTTTTTTTTGTGATTCTAGCTCAACTCCTGGCAAAAAACGACATTTTTCAACATTTTTAACACAGGAAGAGAACAAAATAAGAACAAATAACAAAAAAATGTGATTTTTCTTCATTTTTTTTGCTTTTTTTGCTTGACTTTTATGTATTTATCTGGTATATTGGACGAGTAATGACAACAAAAACAAAGGAAAACACAATGTTAAACAAAAAAGAAAAAAACAAACACAATATATCATTATCACTTTTAAAATCAATTAAGTATATTGATAAAAATGATTATGATTTAGTTAATAAAGTAACAAAAATGAAAAATGATAGTAATAAAACTTATTATTTCATTAATTATGATAGTGTTACGCCTTCATATGTTGTGAAAGAAACTATCAGACCTTTCAATAGAACGAAGAAATATATTTCTAGTCAAAAACCTGTGATGAAAATATCTTCAATCTATAATCAATCTATGTATAGAACAATTGATATACAAAAATATATTGATATTATTAACAAAGAAGAAAAGAAAGTAGCATAATGACAAATATTTTATCTATTACTACTATTGTTTCATTAATATTAGCTGCTGGCGCCATTGAAGATTGTGGTGGCGCCTGTATTGGAAACGAAAATTGGACAGCATTTTTTATTTGCTTGACAATTGCTATGATTTGTGGTATACTAACCATATTAACACTTAAAAAAGGAGACTAAACTATGATAAAAGTAGAAAAAACAGCAAATACACTAGACGAAGGAATTAAAAACTTAATGGCTGGTGCTAAACAAGACTATGTAAGAATGTCAACAATGGGTGGCAAAGAACTTACTGGTTATTCTAAAGAACAAGTTGACAATTGGGATATGAAAACAAGAGTTTCATTCGGTAAAAAGTATATTAAAGTTGTACAAGATACTGGTGTTTTTTGTTTTATTGCTAAAGAAGACTTTAAACATTTTAAAAAAGGTGATATATTAAAAGCGGCTGGTTGGAATGCTCCTGCTTTAAACTCACCAAGAGGAAATGTATTAACAGGTAACTATCCAATTCAATGGACAGGTCCATTATATTTAAAATAAAATAATAAAGGAGAAAACACTATGATGATAGAAACACTAAACAAAATGAGTATCACTCAATTAAATGATACCAAGGCTATGATTGATGTATTAATCAAGTCTAAAGTTAAAAACGAAATGAAGGTTGGCACAAAGGTGAATGTTGTACAAAAAACTAAAAAGACGCCTGGTGTAATTACCAAAATTATGAATAGTAAATGTCTGGTTGATTTATCAGGCAGAATCTATAGAGTACCAATGACAATGTTGGAGGTAGCATAATGTTGTACGCTGATAAAGTTATGAATACTGATTATTACCAAAAACTAAAAAAGGTTAGTAATAGTATTGCTAAAAAATATAAAGGCCACCCTTTAGAGAAAGGAATAGCCAAAGGCATACCAATGAAGTATCTGCCTTTGTTTAAAGAGTTTTCTAAAAAAGTAAAACCTTTAAGAATAAGATATAGAGGCAATTCAAAACCAGGTTATAGACGGCCAAGGGATTATGTTCATATGGCCTATGCTGATACTTTTGCCATTTATTACAGATGATAAAATATCAAGTTACAAAAGACGGCAAGATTTTAAAAGAGTTTGATAATGATTGGGATGCCGCCATCTTTGCCTGTAATAATGAATACGGACCAGGTATGAAAATATATACAAACTCAAAAGAGAAAACAGAAAGTTGGATACACTTTGAATACAAAAAAATATAAAATAGATTATTATTTAAAATGGATAGCGACAGGCCTATTAATTATCGGCGCCGCTCTTAATTCACTTAATATCTATCCATATGGACCTTTAATGAATTTATTAGGTGGCTTTGTATGGTTGGCTGTTTCAGTTATGTGGAAAGAAGCCGCCTTAATTACAACTAATGTTGTTTTAGCTAGTGTAACTATTATAGGATTAGTTTACACGTATTTCTTTTAAGCAGACGTAGCTCAATTGGTTAGAGCGCTGGTTTGTGGAACCAGAGGTTGATTGTTCGATTCAATCCGTCTGTACCAGTTTCTTTGTTGTTGATTGTTAAAGTGAGAGGTGCTTGTGTGTGGAGGTAAGCACCTCTCTATGAGAGAGCTACGCTCTCTCGTGGTGTGGTATAGTTATTTATACACTTACCAATTATTTGTGGATTTAACTTTTGTGTGAGCTAAGACTTTATCTTTGTTTGGTCCGTGTTTAACAATGTAACCAGATGTTCCACCAGCATTGATGTCAACTTCTTTTCTGGCACTAAACAAAGCTTTTGTTTTTTTCTCAAGCTCTTTAGACTTACTATAACCTGTAAGTAATCTTGTATGTCTTTCCATAACACCCTCCTTTTTAAAGTTAGGTGCGTTCCTTCGGCATTTGCCTACTTCCGTCCGTTTCAGGATGAACGTATATTATTATTTATAACAGATATGTGCCTAAAACATATCTAATATGAATATAACACATATCTGTATAAATGTCAATGTTAAAATTTTGATAAGAAGTTTGCGATTTGTTTGACAAATGGAAGTAATGTAAACGCCATTATCAAATTTACACCAGTATGTGCTAAAGCGATATGTCTTGTAATTCCTTGTGGTATTCCATCAGATACTAAAAATCCAGCAATCCATATTGTACCTGTTGTACCTATGTTTGCCCCTAATACGGCGGCTATGGCCGCTGGTAATGGAACGGCACCAGAGGCAACAAGAGCTATGATTGCTGTCGTTGATAGTGATGATGATTGCCAAAGTAATGTCATAATGATACCACCAAAAAACATATAAACTGTATTGTGTGTAAAATAAGATAAGTGATCTAAATTACCCATTGATTTCATTCCACCTGAAAACATTTTCAAACCAATATAAAATACCACTAGACCTACAAGGGTAGTGATTATAGGATTCCCTAATTCCATTTCTTTGACCTTTTTGATTAGTTTTTTAAATGAAGACCTCATCTAAAAAATATTTAGAACTAGAAAAGTGATTGTAACAAAAGTTTAATACTATTGTATGATAAGGTAAATACTACTATCCGTTGTAAGTTTTTTGGATGTAAAGTAATTAAACTTCATATGATTTTCAAAAGACTTTGGTTTCATTAAAAAAGAATACATATAACTCATTAAGTTGGCAAATCTATCTTGTACTAGTTTGTCACCTCTTTTAAACAATCGTATGGCCTCATCATAGTTTTCAATTGTATTTGACAATCGTTTATACTTACTAAACATTTCTTTTAATTCTCTTTGTGCTACACTATAACTTGATTGATTTACACCACCACCTCTTAATTTGTAATTATATTCTTCATCTACATATTTTGTATAAGCCTTAGCATCAACGGCGCCTGTTTGAAAACCAGCACCAATAAAACGGCCTTCTAATGAAACGTTTAATGTAGTAGCACTTGCCTTAAAACCCACACGAACAGCAAAACCAGATTTAGTTATAACAATAAAATTATTAAAACTTTCTGATAAATCCACTCTATCAAACTTTAAATCTAAATCTAACTTTTGTGTCATTAATTTACTCGGGTCAATAATAGAAGAAGTTGCTCTTGGCTTTTCTACTTGTTTAAGTGAAATAGGAATAACATCTCTTTTTTTAAAGGCCTTTGTTAATTCACCATTTAACTCATTGGCCGATTTAGAATTTAATAAAGGTTTCATATTATAATTTTTACGTATCATCCATACATCACCTGGATTCCAGTTATCATCTAATTTACCCGTTAACCCACGAGCTAGTTTATATAACTCATTGGTCATTGGACCTTTTTGTCTTTCGTAATGATAACCTTTTTTTAGTTTATACTTTTTTAATTCATTTAATTGCTTTAAAGCACTTTCATAATAAAAACTATCAAACAATGTTTCATACACACCTTTAATTTTTCCCACCATTGATTTAACTTGTTCCTCTTTTAAAGTACGGCCTGTTTCAATATAACTTTCAAATAGATGCATTGATACTAATTCTTTTATTTCAGTCAATACATTGGTTTTTGATTTGGCGTTGGCCGTATAGTGATTAAATGAACCGTTAATAGAACTTTCAGATCCTTCAATTAACACAATCTTATTTTTACTATCTTTAAGTACAATGGATTTATTGCCTTTGGCCAATTCTATAAACTTATTGGCCTTAACTTTTCTACGTATAATTAAAAACACAGATTTACCTGGCACATAACCCTCTTTTTTAAACAAGGCACTATTTACAGGCTTATCTTTTAATATAACTCTATGGTTTTCACCATACTTTTTATTTTCTACGATTGACGCCATAATTCTCTCTCTTTATACTTCAATATTTATAGAATGGCAAGAGATTTTTTCCGAGTTTCCGGTGGTTAAGTGGCCTCTAAGGCTTAATTCTTAATAGTATCTTTTTAATGTTTTCATACCAGAATATACCACTTTGTCGTAGTTTATTGTTAGAACTACGTAACTTCTCCAGACTATTACGTAACCGTGTAACTTGTGCCTTTGTAAGTCGTTTATCATTTTGTTGTAAATGTTCTAACTTTTCTATTATATCATCTATTTGAATACAAGTGTAATCAGGTATCTTTGGTGCCTTCTTTTTTAGATAAGGTAGAGTAAAACTCTTAGGCCATTTTGCCATAGTAGTATGTCCTTTGTAAGTAACAGGCCAGTTGTTAAGGGGAATGTAGAATAATATTACTTTAATATTTAGGAGATAAAGTCGTCTTCCTACGTGTATTTTTATCCGAGGGGTTTTTTCTATAAAAGGAAGTGTATTAAGTTGTCTAGCTGGACTCTAAGCTTTTCCTGATGGTTCAACACCACTATGTATAAGATATAGAAACTCTACAAGGTGGCCATTTAAATATGGCCTCCAATATATCTATTAACATCTTTATTACATTTATAGTTTAGCAAGCCGCTCCAGTTTGCATAAGCACTTTTCCACCACAGGTTTTCGAGCCATAAAAAACACGGCCATATATAAGCTAAGGGTTTAAGTCTATTGTAGAGCCTGTATGTATTACTGCTCCAGTTGTGTTACTTGTCTTTGTACCACTTATGGTTTCTGTTTTATTACCTGCTACGGCCACGTTTAGATTGCCGTTTATCTTTAAGTCGTAGTCGCCGTTAACTATGACATCTTTGTCGCCTTGTATATAGACCTTGTTGTCGTTGGTGATTAAGATGTACTTGTCGTTTTTTATTATTTCAATGGTATCACCGTTTGCTGTCATTTCAATAGAAGTGCCTGACTTGTGACGTAGGTGTATTCGTTCTTTGGTGTCCGTATCATCAAATTCCATTATATGGCCAGACTCACTTTCGTAAACGTGATTGTATGGATAAACGGCCGCATAATCAATTTCAGGTTGTGACCAAGTATTATTTACTCCTACAATATTGGTAATCCTATCGGCCTTTCGTGTCGTCAATGACGCTGCCTCTTTGTCTGGATTATTAACGGCCAACCTATTGGTATCTGGCTCATCTACCTCTCGTGGATAGACCGACTTTGTTTCGTCATCTGGCCTTGGATTTGGGTCATTAAACCCCTTATTTGGATTTCCCAATAAAGACGGCCTGCCAGGTAAACTACCTAACACTATAGGCTCTTGTAAGTCTTCATCTCTAAAATATCCAAACACCCAACTACCTTCAACAAAGGCCGAAGGTGATTGGCCAATTCCTGATATGCCGGCTGATGTAGTAGGTAACAAACAAGTTGCCCAAGGTAAATCGGCCGTTGGTAATTTAATCTTGTCTTGTGTATGATAACCAATACAACGTACACGCACACGGCCAGTGTATTGAGGGTCTTGCCTGTCTTCAACTACGCCATTGAACCAGATGAAACCGTTACGGCCTAGAAAATTTTTGTCTGTAATCATTTTTATTTTTACCGATAATTGTCGCCTTTTAATTCACTCACTATACGCTATTTTAACCTATTTCTTCGTACTGTACGCAAATGGCCTATTCTATTACTTATACCACTTATAAGGCCTCGTATATACCCAAACCCTTGTCCCATATAGAAACAGGCAGTCGCCAGACTGACTTTAGCTTCGTGGCCTTCTAGTTTACCCTTGTAGAACCTCATATATTGTCTTCTATCATATTCCTCTATCAGTCTATCGGAGAGGTGGCCGTATGAAGTTCTTATCTTGTTATATAATTTGTTCATTGTCTTTATTTACTTGCCTTTCACTTTCATTTGTGTTATATTGTAGGCCATATACTCATATGTTGATTGGTGGCCTGCTCCACAGCGCTCGGAAGCGTCGGAAACTCTCTTATTCTCTATACCTCTCTAAAATCCATCTCCTATACTCTCGTTGTAATAGTTTTGATCTATTTCGTAGATGTTTTCTACTTTTCTTGTAAAATCCTTTAATGTAGGTGTAAATTCTGTGGTTTCGGCAACAAACTCGGTGTTTACACTATCTTTCATACACTTTAGTACCATTTCGTGTCTTAATAGTGTTGGATTAATAATATGTTTTACTGCCATTACCAAGTATCGGCCAGAATAAAAAGGATTAGACTCTTGTGTGTCGCCTTCTTCTATAAGTGGTCGCATAAGAGGTATATCAAAGGTAATGACATCTCCGGCGTTGATGGCAGTATTACCAAACACTTGTAGAGATAGATTAATATTGTTCATAGCCAGTCTTTGTGAGTTCTTTTGTTGTACTGTGACTTTTGGATCTATAATTTCATAATCATTGTGTATTTTACTTGTGTTTGACTCAACCATTACTCTGGCGTCTGAATGTTGTCCAAAGTCTTTTCTTGTATCTTCGTATGGGTGTATAGGTAGTACGCCCTTAAATCTTGCCTTTTCACCGCCACTATCAAATTCTAAATGAAAATGGTTTTTAAAGTCTGCAAAGTAGTCATAGTTCTTTTCTTCGTATGTCTTGTAAAATGTGTCGTGTGTAAACAATTTAGAGGCATATAAACCCTTGTTGACATTTTCTAACATATTGACTGGTCGTTCAAACTCGTACTTAATCACACCTTTCATATCCATTTCTACATCTTTTACGTTCTTGTCTGTATTTGAGTTGGCAATTTGATAATAGTAATTAAACTTAATAGGTCGTGGCATATTACCACCCGAAGCAATCATTGACTCTAAACTTCTAAAGTGATAACCGTCTGTTGTTTCGTAAAAGAAATAACCTGCGTTGTTGTATTTCTGTGATATGGCGTCTTTGCCTAATAGTTGTATTGCTCTAAAAGGTTTAAAATTAGGTACAACAATCTTTGTGTTGGTGTTTGTGGGTTCAATAAAAAATCTTTTTTTAGAGTTTAGATATAATGGGTCACGTAATATTGAGTTTACGCCGTTCTCTACTGGTCCTGCGTACGCCTGACTGACTCTTGTAATACTGTTTCTGTACGCCTCTGGCGAACAAAATAATATTCTATACCGTTGTGCTCTAGGATTGGTTTGATCTACTTCTACTTTTTCTATTTTGTATATCTGAAATGGAAAACCCTCACCTCTTACATTGTTATAGCCTGGCAGACCTGGAGTATTAAATTTAAGTTCTAACTTTTCTAAACCTGTTATTGGCAGTATTGTTCGTATATCTTGTGCATCATATACTGTTACTGAACCAAGTATTGAATTGCTTAATATGTCTTCTTTTAATTCTAAAAATTGTATAACACCACCAGACACTAAATCCATCTCATAGTTTACACCTTCCTCATCATTACGTCTATAAGATAGTATATTACAAATTTCTAAATTGTAATCACCGGCCTGTTCTATAATATTAGGATTCTTTTCATCAACTGCCATTTTATACTCTAACTAGTTTTTCAAATTCTGTTTCAAATGCTCTTAAAAAACCTGGTTTTAATAATTTAATTTGTCTTTTCTTATCTTGTAATCTTTGTTCGTATTCATAATTAGTGACAGCAACTGCTCCTGGTTGTGTGCTATTGACTTCTATTAAATAATCATAGTCATCAGGACCATTTGATGTTGTTGTACCACTTGATTGTGTTATTTCATAATGATGAATACCACTCGGGTTGGCATATTTGTCTTTTACATATGACTCAAATGCTTGATATGATAACGGCCAGTCATAGTATCTATCTTTTATATTATTCAATAATAGTATAACATAATAATATCTAACTGATCCATATATCTTGTAGGCAATTGTTTCAGGTGAATCACCACTATCTACATCATATTTGTCAAATAATTCGACATTATCTCTAATTGACTCTCTTACTTTAACTCGTCTTAATATATCTGTTACAAGTTTATAGTTCTTTGTGTTGTCTATGTCGTATAGTATTTTAGGAAACTTTTCAAAATAT